TTTAAATGCTTTACTCTTTACAGTTCTTTTAAGTTGTTTCTTAACTCTTTTACCAAAGCGTTTTATTTCTTTTCTTACTTTTTTAGAAGAAGCTAATAGCCCTCCTACTGCTAAAAATGGTAATAATGCCATTATGATCCTCCTGTTGCTGAAGATACCCCTACTCTTACAAGGGCATCAAATACTTTTGATATATTAGATTGTGTTAAACTTTCCCAATACTGTGTGCTAGTAGCTTCATTGCCTAAAGACTGAGCTATTAGATGTGTCTTTCTATCTTCAAACTTTTCTCCTGCTTGGAACTCATAAGCTGCTCTATCTCTTAGTTCCTGCCATAAAAAAGCTTGAGCTTGTTGAGACATACCAAATAGATTTTGTGAGTTCTGCATAGCTATCTGATTAGCTGCTGCTGTATTAATAGTATTAGCTTGTCTTCTCCAAGCAATATTAGATTGCTCTACAGCTTGCGCATTAGTAGCGTTCCATTTAGCTCTATCAAAAGCTACTTGTGCATTGTACTGATTAATTTGTGTAGCCATCTGAGCATTAAATTTATTTTCATCTACAGTCAATCCTCTAACTTGTTGATCCACTTGATTCTGCGCTGTGGCATTAAACTGTTCCATAGCATTTAGTTGTTGTGTATTATTAAGTTCAATCTGCTGTGCAAGACTAGCCATAAATTGATTAGTTTGATTTTCACTTGTAGCGTTAAACTGTCTAGCTGCATTTTCTGCGGCTTGATTACTCAACATTGCTTGTTGTCTTTGTTGTGCTGTAAGCATAGAAGCTTGTTGATCATTATTAAGATTAGCCATATCCATACTTAAAAAAGATTGTGCATTTTGTGCGGCCAGTCTAGTTCTTTGATCTAATGTAGCTCTATCAAGAGAAGCAAGCTGTGTAGCATTTTGAAGTATTGCTTGTTGATCATTATTTAAATTTGTTAGTGTAGCTGTTTGCATAAACTTACTGTTAGCTAATTCTACTTGTTGTGCTGTAGTAAACTTAGTCATATCCATATTTGCAGTAACAGTTGCGTTCTGCATAGCTCTTTGTTGATCTACATTAAGCTGTGCTAATCCCATTTGTTGTGCAAGTTTAGAATTGTTTAAATTAACTTGCATTTGTTTATTAAGATTAGCTAACTCTGTTTGTTGAGCAGCACTTAAATTCTGTGCGCTTGCAGTATTCAAAGCACTTAAATTTGCTAGTCTTGTTTGTTGCTCTACAGTTAAGTTTGCTTTCTGCATATCTTGTGCAAAAGCTGCATTTTGACTTAGGAACTTAGCTGCGTTCTGATACTCTGCTAGTCTTTCTTGTTGAACAGCAGACATATTTTCTCTAGCTGTAGCATCTGCTAGTTGTAGATTAGCTAAATCTATCTGCGCACCTACACTTAAATTCTGTGCGTTCATAGCTTGTTCATTCTGTGCATTTAAAACTGCAGCTTGTTGTTGGTTTTGTAAGTTTGCAAGAGCAGTTTGTTGTTGTTGCTGTGCAGTAGTCATTACTGCTGCTTGATCAAACTGACTTTGCATAACTGCCATTTGTTGTGCGTTTTGTGCTGTTTGACTTTCTGCTTGTTGACGATTAGCAAGATTAGTCATTCTCCTAGTCATATCTAATCTAGATTCTTCTAAGTTAGCTTGTTGTTGATTACTAAGATTTTGAGCAGCTCTAGTTTGTAAAGCTTGTGCGTTACTTTGTGCCATTGGGAAAGCACTTTGTATAATAGAGTTAAACATAGCATCTCTAGCTACAGTAGAAACTTCTATTCCTCTTTGTGCCATATTTTGATTTACTGCATCTACAGCAGGTCTAGCCCAAGCAGGAACATTACCGCTTTCTAGTCCTCCTAAAAGACTTTCCATTTGAGAGCTTACCAAAGCCTCTGTAGGCAATGCAGCTATTGCTGCTTGAACTTGCACAGGCTCATTGTCTATTTGTGCTTCTACGGTTGCAGGATCTTGTACTATAGCTGCTGTAATTGCTTGAGGTATGTCTGCAACTTGAGCTATCATAGAAGCAGCAGCTCCTTCTCTAGCTGTACCTTGTACTGCGCTTCTTTGTGCAGCTTCAAAGCCTACTGTGTTTATAACTTGTGCAGCTACTCCTGAAGCAGAAGTTCCTGTAATAGCCTCTCTAGTTTGTACCTCTGCATCTGCTGTTGCAGAAACTTGTGAGCCTACTCCTGTTACTGCAGGTACAAAAGCTCCTGCAGAAATAACACCATCTACATTAGTAGCTTTAGCTGCATTAACTAATGAATCAGAAACTTGTGCAGCTACTGCTTCACCAGATAGATTTCTAATTTCTGTTACTTGTGCAACTGCTTCTGGAGAAAGTTGTCCTGTTGCTCCGTCTACTGCAGGAGGAGTAGTATTCTGCATTGCTGACATTGTTGAAGCTGCAATAGGAGTTTGTTGAGCAGAAGTAGTTGCTGTTCCTGTAGTAGCATCTTCCTTTAAAGTAGAAGTGGATACATCTGCTGTAGCTCCAGTTTGTACTTTTATTTCTTTTGTATCATCATCTGGAGTTGCAATAGTATCATCAAGTTTAGTTCCTGCTTCTGTACTAATCTTTGGAATTGTAGGTAACTCTGTCTCTCCTTTTCTTGTAGCTTCTGCAGTTGTTCTAGCAGCAGTAATTTTAGCTTCTGTTGGTTGAGTATAAATATCTCTTGTATCTGGTTCTTTATTAGATGTTCCTGTAACAACAGGAGGAACATATGCACCTGAACCTACAGTCATTTTTCTGTCTTGTCCTCTAGCAATAGTATTTGTAGTTGTAGTAGGATTAGTCATTAATCTACCGTCTTCAGGAGGGGTAGATAAACCTGCATTAAACTCATCAACAGTAGCAATACCTGTAGGATTAGGAGTTCCTGGATCTGCTGAAAGTTCTGCCATTCTTTCTGGAGTAGTTCTTTGAGGAGACATTTGCCCAACAGAGTGAGCAGGATCGCTGGCCCAATTATCTACAGCATTTCTAAATTGATCTGCGCTATCAAAATCTTTGCGTCTAGGTCTTCCCCCATGTTTTAAAGAGACTCTTCCTCCTTTACGGTAGTCTATTCTTTTTTTCTTATATCTTTTCCTTGCCATATCAATTCCTAGTTAGTTTTAACTTCAAAAAGTTTATCAAGTTTTGTTTCAAGTTTATTTAGCATACGGATAACTCTATCCATATTACTCTCCATTTCATTTTTAGTAACATAGTTTTTAGCTACTTCTTCTCTAGTTTTATTTAACAATACATCAATCCTTTTAAGCTCTACAAAGTTTTGTCTTATGCTATAAACTATTGGAGCTATTACAATAGTTAAAAGTATGTTCCACATCTCCATGTCCATTATTTTATTCCTGTATTTAAAAGGTGCATTTTATTTCTAGTATTTTTAATTTTAGTAATTGTGTTATTAGCTAAAAGTTTAATTCTATTTTGTTCTTTTCTTGGAACTCCTTTTATATAAGGAAGTAGCTTATCAAAACAATATCCATATGTTTCAAGCATATTTATAGTGTCTTTATTAATACAATCTATATAATTAAAAACACTTGCTTGTTCTCCTAATACTCCATAGTGAAAAGCATCAACTGCTGAAGTAGCTTCTTCTTCAAATAAAATATCATTTTTATGGTGCATGTATCTTGGTATAAATAATTTTTTAACATCTTCCAAAATACCTTTATCTGAATCTGGAATACTTTTCCATCTTTTAGGATTTATAATAAACAAACTTAAATCAATTACTCCGTCTGTTAATGTTTTATTTACATAGTAATAATGTGCCTTTAATCTTTCATGATCCATATAAACAGCATATCTACTTACACAAATATCATATTCTTCAAGAACATCTAAAGCAGGAATATCTGTATCTTTTAATTCTAAAACTATTCCGCTTGAAACTACTAAAGTAATATCTTTACTATTTAGTAATGCTGTTCCTATTCTACTTTCAGTTTGTTCTTTTTTTGAAATTACCTTATAAGATATTTCAGGAGTATTTTCTTTTAAAGAATTAACTGTAAGGTTTGTTAAATTATTATCTTCTAGTATTAAGACTTTTAGGTCTTTGAGGTTTAACATGTTCTACCTTATTAAAATACTTAAAAAAGTTTTTTATATTTTGTTTTGGATTTTCAGAATTATAATAAATTAATCCTGAATAATCTGAAGAAAGCAATCTTTTAAAATCATTTATAACTGCATGTCCTTTTTCAAATAAAACATTGTAAAGCTGTGTATATGTTTTATATCCTGCATTATGTTTATCAAACAAATGAACACGCTTACCTTGTGCTAAAGCTATTAATCCCATTTCAGAATTAGTAGTACATCCTACTTCTTTAGCTCTATTTAATATTTCATGCCCTGATAAATTTTTATGTATTAAAGAATCTTTACCATACTTAGCTCTTAAATAAGCTAGTGTAAATGGAGAAGTTAAAGGATGTGGTTTTAACTTAGCTCCGTCTTCTTTTACAGCTTTTAAAAGTTTTACTTCATCAGTTATTGCTTCTAAAATATTTGTACCTGCTAAAAAAACTACATAAGGATATTCAATATCTGTAGTTCTTAGTTTATATTTATCTGCATTGTTACTTGCAATGTCATTAAATATTTTTTCACCTTCTTCTGTAATATCTCCTTGTAAAGACTCTTTTAAAACTTTTTTACAATATAAAGAAGAAGCAGGTTTTATATATACAAACTTAGTCATTACATCTGTATATACATAACCTCTAATTTTTTTTTCACCTTCAAACTCATACCAAATATCATATTCAAGATTAGTACCATGATTACCTTTCTTTGGTAAAAGGTGATGTATTTTATCTAGCTGTTTATTTTTATTTGATCTTTTAATGTTACCTGACTTAAAAAAATGAGCAATGTCATTATTTAAGACATCATTAAAAGCTAATGTCTCAAGCGGCATTTTTACATTTACACTTTTTATTTTCTAAAGCTTCCATTCTTTCTTCCATTTCTTTAAAATGTTCTAAAAGAATACCTAGCGTTTCTTCCATTCTTCTGTTTATTATTTTTATTTCTTCTTTAGTTGACATAGTTTATCCTGTCCAAGAGCTTCCGTCCCAATATCTTGCGCTGTGTGCGTTTGCACTTGTTACTTCTGTATCAAAAGTAGAACCAGTATTGCCTGTTGCTGTTACTCTAACAAATATATTTGTATTAAATGTAGTTGTTGTATTTCCTGATACAGTAGTTTCTGTAGTTCTAGTTGTGTTAAAAGTAGTAGTCGTACTTTTTGAAGTAGATGTTGATCTAGTTGTATTAAAAGTAGTAGTCGTACTTTTTGAAGTAGATGTTGATCTTGATACTGTTGTATTAAAACTGGTGCTGTATGTAGTAGTTCTACTGGTAGATCTTGAAGTATTCCCATAATAGTTATAAGGCCCTTGAGTATTTTCGTCTGCTGTAAAGCCTTGTTTTAATGTAGTAAAAGAAGTATTGTATGTAGTAGTTCTACTGGTATTTCTACTGGTGCTTTGACTAAAACTCGTAGTAGTATTAAAAGTAGTTGTGGTACTTCTAGTTGTACTAAAAGTTGTAGTCGTATTAAAAGTAGTCGTAGTAGATCTAGTTGTACTAAAAGTTGTTGTAGTATTTCCAGTTACAGAAGTACTTGTAGTTTTACTTGTAGATCTAGTAGTTTGTCTAATAGCATTAAATACAGTTGTTAAAGATCCGTCTGTTTCTTTTACAACAGCATAATTAACAAATCTTAAATTACCGTTTGTAACTTTTACAAGTATTGGATTAGGAGTTTCAATAGAATCTCCATCCCATATTTTAATAGCCATTATTTAATCCTTGTATTAAACAACATACCAAACAAAACCAGTTTTCTTGCCAGTTCCATCTGTAGGTGCTGATGTAACAATATCAAAATCTCTAGAGTCAAAATCAGTAAGAGCTACTTGTTTCATAGTACCTGCATCATTTACTACTACTCTGTCTGCATCAGCAAGTGTTGTAGAAGTAGCACTTGTATTACCATCCATAATATTAAGTTCTGCAGCAGTACTTGTCACACCGTCTAGAATATTAAGTTCTGCAGTAGTACTTGTTACCCCATCTAGAATATTAAGTTCTGCGGCAGTACTTGTTACCCCATCAAGAATGTTTAGCTCTGCAGCGGTACTTGTTACCCCATCTAGGATATTAAGTTCTGCAGTAGTAGAGGTAACTCCGTCTAGTATATTTAACTCCGCAGCAGTAGAGGTAACAGCAGTTGAGTTAAGAACTAATTTACCGTCACCTATAGTAACCTTATCATTAAAAGTAGCTGAACCTGCATCAGAGCCATCAAGCGTAAGCATTGTTATATCTGAACTGTTATCTGTTCCTTTAAATATTATATCACTATCATTAGCAGCGGCATCTATTGTAATATTTCCTGAACTTGTTGTTATGTTTACTGCAGCATCTCCTGCTTGAAGATCATCTGCAGCACTTGATAGTCCTTGTTGGAAATATGTTTTAAATGTAGCGGCACTTGTAACTTTCATTGTACCATTATCATTATGTATAATACCATCTCCGTCTGCTATAGCAGTTGTGCCTACTGTTGCTCCTCCATCAATAAAATTAATTTCTTCTGGAGTAGCAGTAATCTGTGTAGTTGAAGCTGCAGCTAATACTGGAACTGTACCAGAAACATTTGGAAGAGAAATAGTTCTATCTGCTGTAGGATCAATAATAGATAGTGTAGTTTCATTTGCGTCTGCTGTAGCTCCTTCAAAAATAATTGCATTTGAAGCTTCCATTGTAACAGTATCTACAGTTGTAGTAGTTCCAGATACACTTAAATTAGGAACAAGAAGTGTTCCTGTACTTGGGTTATATCTTAATGCTCCTGTATCATCTAATAAAGCATTTGATTCATCATGGAATACAACCGGGAAGTTTGTGTTTGCTGTACTATCAGATACTGTAACTGTTGAAGCTAGTGTTACTGTAGTTCCTGCAATAACGCTTGCTAAAGCTGTGCCATTAACTGTAATAGCATCTGCTTCTAAAGTACCATCTATATCTGCATTACCTGAAATATCTAAAGTTGTTGCATCAAGTTCTCCTGCTACAGTTACAACACCATCAGCTACAGTTATTAAATCTGCATCATCTGCATGGCCTATAGTTGTACCGTCAAAAACAATATCATCAACTCTTAAAGATGTAAGTGTACCTAGACTTGTTACATTGGGTTGTGCTGCATCAACAACAAAATCAAGAGTACCATCAGAATCTTGATAGGTTACTGTTACATTTGTTTCTGTGTTAGAACTAACCATAGCTCCAACAATATCTTGTATTTGTTCAGTGGTTGGTATTTCAGAAGTTATTGCTAATGTTCCTGTTGTAACAGGCAAAGTAGCTGTAACATTTCCTGAGTATGCACTATGGGCTGCAGCTTGTAGTCTAGTATAATGAGCATTAGATGATTCACAATAAAAATCTACATAAGACTGTGTACCCCCATTTTTAATTGCTATAGCACCTTGAGATATTTCTACACCGTTAGTTGATCCGCCACCTATTCCAAGTGAACCTGCAACATCTCCGTTGCCTGAAATATCAAGAGTAGCTGCATCTATCTCACCACTAATAGTTATATTTCTACCGCCAGAAATATCTTTATTTGAATCTGTTATAATAGCTTTACTAGCTATAACAGTTCCGTTTGTTATTCCGTCTATAAGATTAATATCTGCAGCACTTGCTGTAACTCCATCAAGTATATTAAGCTCTGCTGTGGTGCTAGTTACACCATCTAAAATATTTAATTCTGCTGCAGTACTTGTAACACCATCTAATATATTTAACTCTGCAGCAGTTGAAGTAACTCCGTCCAGAATATTTAACTCTGCAGTAGTTACTGTAGCTCCGTCTAAAATATTAAGCTCTGCTGCAGTTGATGTTGTAGCTAGACTTACTGCTCCACTAGAGACTGTAAAGTCATCTGAACTAAAAGAAGCTACACCTTTGTTAGATGTACTCGCATCTTCACCTGCGATAGTAATCGTATTGCTTGAAGCAGAAGTGTCAATACCTTCTCCGCCTGCTATAGTCAATGTTTCACTATCTAAGTCAATAGCTATTGTGCCACTATCTGTTGTAGCATCTAGATCTTGTGCTGTTACTTGAGAGTCTACATAAGCTTTAATAGATTGTTGAGAGGCAATACCTGTAGCACTATTAGAAGATAGATCATCTTCATCAAGAAATGCTTTACCGTCTAATATATTTAGTTCAGCTGCTGTAGAAGTTACACCGTCCATTATATTTAATTCAGCAGTAGTTGCAGTTACACCGTCCATAATGTTTAGTTCTGCTGTAGTTGATGTAACTCCATCAAGTATATTAAGTTCTGCTGCTGTAGCTGTAACACCGTCTAAAATATTTAACTCTGAAACTGTAGCTGTAATACCATCAAGAGCATTTATTTCTGCTGATGTAGCAGTAACTCCATCAAGAATATTGAGTTCTGCTGCAGTAGAAGTAATTGCAGTACCACCAAGATTTATATCGTCTGCGTGTACTGTACCATCAAAATAACCATCTTTAAATTCTAGTGAACTTGTTCCTAAATCAATATCATTATCTGTAACAGGAACTATAGCTCCGTCTTGTATTCTAATTTGTTCTACTGCTGATCCGCTAACCTCAACAAAGACTCCCCATCTATTGTTAGTACTGTCAACAACAATCTTATTAAGAAAGTCTAAATCACCTATAGTGTGTATATTACCACCTTGTCCTGCAGTACCATCATGTCTGTGTCCTGTAGAAGAAGCACTACTTGAAGAGTAACTAAAAGCATTAAGTAGCTGATTGTATTCATTGTTAAAAAGAGCAGCAGTTATAGTATCCCCATCTGCTATTGAACTCTGTCTGGTATATGTTTGAGCCATTTTCTATAATCTCCCGGAAGGTCTGTAGTTTACATATAAACCGTTAATAGTATACGGTGCGTTAGTGTCTTCACTAAATATTTTAAAGAAGTTACTGTGGCCACTTCCTTGAACATGTTGTCTTATAAGCGGAGCTTCAGGCGCACCGAAAGTAGATGTACCAAATGTAGCTGTTCCAAAAATAGCAGGTTCTGCTACTTCTAAAGAAACATCACTCGGCTGTATCTTTTCTGTAGTATCAAAATCAAATCTAACTCTTAATGTAGGATCTGCAGCTCCCTCTGGTTTTAAAGATACTTTAACATGATCTAAAGTTTTTAAAGTTCCAAAGTCTCCATAATCAAAATCAGGAGATTGATACTCAGCTAATATATTTGTAGAAGTTCCTGCAGGATTAAATGCGCTTCCTGTATCATGATTATAAACATAGCCATCTCTATCTCCATGATAAACTTTTTCTCTACCATCTGAGTTAAAACCAGAAGTTACAGCAGGAGCTTGTATTCCTTTTACTTCTGTCCACTCAAAACCTCTTGCAGTAAGAGTTCCTGTTATTCCTTTTGAGTTTGCTGTTGATTCTCCAGTTCCACTATAATACATTCTATATTGAGACTTATCTCTAAGAACTACACTACTGTATTCAAAGTTTGTAGAGCTTGTTAGTATTTCATTTATAAGAGGTTGAATAGGTTTACTAACAGTTCCTAATTCAACATCACCAATTCTTGCTGTACCTGCAATAGTTCTAAATCCATCAGGAGCTAGAAATATCAAGTCACCTGCAAATTCTTGAATAGTTTTACCATCTACACAACCAACATTTTGTGTTACTGGTACAATAGCTATTGTGCTAGAATTATTTATATTTTGTAGTTTATAAATAGAGTTTCTACAAAATACAAACAGTTCATTACGGAAAGATTTAAGTCCTACTACTTGATCATCTAATAAAATACTTCCTGATCCAGAGCTTGTAAAATCATTTATATCACTTGTACCACTAAAAAAGATTGTGTTCTTTGCTGTAGCTGCACCTGCAACTACTAAGTGTTTATCATGTATTACACAGTATTTAGGATAGTGTGTACCGCTTACTGTTATTTCTTCTACAAAAAAAGTTCTGCTAGTTAATGCGCCTGTTCCTGTCATTTTAAATAGCAAAGGCTTATTAGCAGAACTGTCATCTACTATAACTATTTCTCCATAGTCTGTATTACCTTCAAAGATTGCAAAGCTTGCTTTGTTTTGAGAACTTCTAGTAAGTGTACTTCTACCTGTAAAAGTACTGTAGTTATCTCCACTACCAGAAACACTTGCTCTGTTTATTTGTAACCAACTATTTCCATCTTGACTAAAAAATATATCCGTAGATGAACAAGCTATAACTCCATCTGCATAAACTTCAAGACCTAATATTTGATTAGAGCTACTTGGTCTTGTGCCATCACCAAACAAAGTATATCCATTTATGCGTCTATATCCACCTTTATTAGATACTTCAAAGTTAGATAATCTAGTAGCAACTCCGGGTTTCCCCAAAAGTTCCATTGTATTACTGGACTTATCTAGCCCTCCTTGTAATGCTACTGAAAAGGGTTGTGAAGCTGCCATTAGAAAGAAATCCTATCATCTGTCATACTTTTGGGTTGAGGATTAATAAGATTAGATTTCATACGCTTCATGCCTTTTTTGTAATCATCTAATGCAAAAGCGGCTTGCTGTAAGTTTTCTTTAAACTGATGAACATAATATCTTGTTCTAGCAATAATTACAGAAGCATATTGATCTGGAAAGACTATAGTGTCTCCATGTGCAGAAAGTTCTGTAGGCGCAGTATACGCATAAAAATGTACATTATATACTTTATCAGGTATTGGGCTAAGTCCAAACTTTCTGTGATCTGGGCTACGGATAACAAACTGAGGTTCTCCATAGTTCTGAGTGTCTGCATCATCTGCGTTTTCTTTATCTCTTAAATATCTTCTCCAATCTGCTAAAGATACAAATCTTAAACCTCTAGATACATAAGGTGCAGATTCTCCTGAAACTCCTATTGTTGTAATATAAAAATCATCCCAATCTATAGAAGAATAGTCTGTTGTTATACTAGAACTATCTGATTTAAGTAGATACCATCTAGTTCCTGCTACGGTTGCTACAGTTACATTACCGTAAAAAGGATCTGTTCCTCCACTAGCAGCAGCCGCAAAAAAAGGTAACTGAGGTTCTTCATTGGCTATATCATTTAATGCTCTATTAATTGCTTCTCTTACAAAAGCTTGTATTCCTACAGAGCTTGAAAAGTTTGCAGAAGTTAATTGTACTTCATTAAGTTCTCTAAGAACTTCATTAGTGAGTGTTAAATAAGTGGTAGCCATTATTTATCCTTTTTCTTTGTACCAAAAATCCTATCATAGTTATTTTGATAGTTTTGTTTTGCTGTGCCAGAATAGGCATTACCTAATAATCCTAAGACTCTAGTGCTTTTAGGCTTACTAGAGCCATTTAGGATTATAGGATTTTTATCATTTCCTAACTGTGGCATTTCTACTGATCAGGAGTAGAGCCTAAGTGTAAGAACTCCACTAGGTAAGTAACAGTTGTAGCTGCTGTTGCTAAGTTGTTTGCTAGTGGTTTAAGACGAGCATATAGTGTACGCGCAGAAGCACTATACAAAGTAGAGGCTATAACAATAGCTTCTGAAGTTGCAGGGCCACCTACAACACCTGCTGTAACAGATGTACTTACAAAAGCGTTAGCTGCGTGTCCGTGTGAGTTTTGAATAATATACAAAGGTGCGTTTGCTGTCCAAGTTACTGCTGATCCACCATCATCTAAGATAGCTTTTTCATCAATAATTTGTCCACCACCTGCTGAAGTACCTAAATCAAAATCAACATCATCACCTGAAGCTCCTGCTGTAACAATGTTACCTGCAGGGATAGCAATGAGGTTTCTTATAATAGTATCAGCAGGTTGAGTAAATGACACATCATAAGTAGCGTCAGCAGTAACTGCAATAGTTCCTGTTGTAGCTGAAGTCCATGAGTGACATATATTATCACAAAGATCCTGTACATCTCCAGATCTTGCTGAATTGCGCCCTGTATCTCTTATTTTAAATACTGGGTTTGACATATTGTGTCTCCTTAATTAATTAATAAAATTTTTACTCTAAAAGGTAAAGAAGAGGGGGCTTTTACACCCCCAAATCTATTTAGTCAATACCGTAGAAAGCAGAAACTAATGCTTCACCGCGTAGTACTTTAGCTCCATATACATGAAGACCTCGTACTATATCGCCAAAGCTATCAGGATCTCTGATTACTTCAGTACTTGTAATTGTCTGAGCAGTAGCTGTAGATGACATGTGACCTGCCAAACATTTGCCTGCAGCATTAGTTGTGCTTGCAATGTTGTTTGATTTGTACATGCTAAATCCACGCAACTTACCAGAAGTTACTAGACCATTTCTAATTGAACCTTGACCTGCGTTGTAATCAACAGACAAAAGTTTTGAAGATGAACTTGCAAGAACTTCATAGAAGTCAGGTGATGCT